ATGACAAAACACAGAACCTTTGGTTTTTTTTATGCGCTAATTTTGACTGTTAGCGCCTCGGCTTCTGCTGAGGCTATCCCCCCCGATCTTCAACATGATTTGATGCGTTTAAATCTGGCTCGTCCGCCGGTTTTGACAAAGGGGTTTCTTACTGTTTCCCTAAATTTCGAAAGAATCGAAATGCTGCAAGCTAAAAGCATCTCTGAAACTGTATGCACCTCATACTATGGTGTGGATTCAGAAAAGAGGTCTTGGGCTGTAGGAAAAATTAAAGAAGTTAGAGTCGCTAATGCTGATGTTACTCAGGGATTTGTTTTCAAAGGTGGAGACTCTTCCTGTGAAGCTATGGCAAATCTGATTGATGAAGAAGAGTTCATTAATGAAAGATTAGAAGCTAAAGAATTCCAACCGACTAAACAGTAATTCAGCTGGTTATAAAAAAAGCTCAATCCTTTAAGATTGAGCCTCTTTTTTATTTTGCCCTAGTTAAACTATAGCCACAGGTTTCCCTGTAGTTCTCTACGATTAGCTCGTGATGGGTGGGGGGCTACAGGGGATATTTTTCCAGGGTTCATGATAATGTCAGTGACAGATTCTAAAGATTTGAATGTACACCCACAATTAATGTTCTGGCACTGATTATATCTTTCTTTAGTATTTTCTGATAGTTGCAGGCTACTACGGGTATGCGCGGCATGTAAGCAGATAGGGCAGTTCATCATTTCAGAATCATCCTGTGGTAATTTTTGTTCAATATTACTCATTAACCAATCAAATGACTAGTTTAATCTACTATTGCATTTCAAGGCTTTCGATTTTCACCTCAAGCTCAATGCTCGTTGTGTAGCCACTGTCGGCGCTCAGGCTGTGCGTCAGCGTGGTGATGATCCATTCGCCGTCATCGATCTGCTTTTTAAACCCCGTCACCTTTACCGGCATTTCGGTGTAAAGCTCAGCACGCCCGCGCGCCAGCTGGATCGAGAAGGTCGCTACGCCGCGCTGCAGCCGTTCCCACTGCATTTTTGCTGCCCGCTCTGCGTTTGCCCGGTTGGCATAGGTGCGGCTCAGCACCAACACGTTTTCATCGTTGCCGACGAGATAATCTCCCTGTTTCGCCTCCGGCTCTTTTTTTTTCGCCGTGGTTTTGCGGCGTCGCTTTACCTTTGTTTCCGGCTTTTTGGCTGGCTCGCGCGTATACAGCCAGCTGGCAATCACGCCGGTGTAGGCATCGCGGTCAGCCAGGGTAAAGCGGTGACTGTCGCCATCACGACGCTGAATAGTGATGACCGGCAGCGCCTTGCCGCTGGAGTTTTTGCCCTGTCCCTGTCGGATAAACAGCAGTTTGCCATCTTTGACGCAGGCCAGCGCGCCGCACTGGCGGGCCAGGCGCATTAGAAAACTGGCGTCGGATTCGTTGGTCTGGTCGATGTGGTCGATTACCATTTTCTCGACGTCGGCGCCCAACGCTAAATCCAGCTTGTGCTTTTCCGCAATGGCTTTCGCAATTTCGCCTGCCGTGGTTTTGTGCCACGACTTTTCGCGTTTGGTGTTCAGCGTCTGGCGAAAGTCGGCGCTGCGGGCGCGAAGCGTCAGCCGGTCAGGCGTGCCGCTGTGCTCAATCTCATCAACCGTATAGCTGCCTTTGCTGATAAGCGGTTCACCCTGCCAGCCGAGCGCCAGCTTTAGCACCACGCCCCGGCGCGGCAACTGCAGCAGGCCGTCCGCGTCGTCCAGCTCAATATCCAGCTGGTCAGCTTCAAAGCCCCGGTTATCGGTCAGCGTCAGGCTGATGAGTCGCTTTTGTATGGTCTGTGTGACGTCCTCACCTTCCATTGTCAGCCGAAACGCCGGGACGCTGGCCGCCCCTTTTACCCAGCTTTCTGCCTGCAACATCAGAAAAGCCCTCCCGCTGCTGCAGTGACTTTACCGGCCACGCCTGCCGCCGCGCTTTTCATGGCGTCAAGCTGGCCGCTCAGGCTGCCGAACATTTCGCCCAGCGATTCATCGGCACGCTTAAGCGTAAGCGTGAACTCAATGCGCCTGCACGCGCCGTTACTGAAAAACTCGGCTTTGGTCTGGCTCAGGCTCTCAATCACATACATGCCGTAAATGGTGCCGCTGCCCTCAATGAGCGGCCACGCACGCCCCAGCTCCGCGATTTGCTCCAGGGCATACAGCGAAAGCCTGCCGCCGGTCAGCTCCGGCAGCAGCACGCCCGAAAGCGTCAGCGTGTCGGTGTCCGGCCCGGCAAACTGCAGCGACGGGCGAAAGCCCACACGGTTATTGGACGGAAACCGCCAGCTGCGCTGCAGCTGCAGCTCCTGATAAGGCACCGTTTCCAGCATGAAAACGAACAGCCCCAGCGTCATCATCATTCGTCAAATCCCCCCTGATCACGGTAAGAACTCCGCGCGAGGGCTTTCGCCCGGCGCTCCCTTGCATCCAGTTGCCGCATGACCTCTGCCACCACGTCCTGCGCGCTTTGTCCCGGCTGCTGATTGATGGTAATGGGCGCGTGAATGGTGACAGGCGCGGCAGTAGTGGCGCTTTGCTTTGTGACCTTTTCCTGCACATAGCTGCCAGCGGGCAGGCTCATGGGATGAAGCGGGCGCGCCGCTGCAGGTGCGGCGGCCATACCCATCGCCAGCGCCGCCGAGGCGGCCAGTGCGGCAGTACGGCGGCGGCTGGTAATGCGCGCCGGGCCGTTGACCAGCTCCGGCCCGTTCTCGCCCGCTATGCCATACTGACCGGCGGGAATGTAGCCGCCGTTATCAAACAGCCCGGCAAAACCGGTCGCCGTTTTGGCACTCCCGGCGACAGCGGCGGGCCGGTCTGACGCTCCGGCGTCTGGCCTCATGAAATCAGGCAGAAGGCTGTAAACCCGTGACGGACGCGGCGGGACCGTCGGGCCGTCGGGATTTTTACCGCCACTGGTCGCGGCAGGTGCCGCAGGCTTGTCGCCGGACGGTTTCATGAAGTCCGGCAGCAGGTCTGTCATGGATGACAGTCTGGTCTTAAGCGCCTCCCATTTGGCCGTGATGCCGTCGAGCATGGCGCTGATCATGTTGCTGCCCGCTTCTTTGAACCGCTCCGGCAGTGTGCTGGCCGAGTTAACCAGTTCATCCCACTTTTGCGACACGGCTACCTTAATGCTTTGCCATGCCCCGGCGATGCCGTCGCGTATCGCATCCCAGCCTTTGCTGATGATCCCCTGCAGCGCGCCATCCGCGAACAGGGATTTAACCCACGTCCACGCACCGGCTATTTTGCCTCTGATGGCCTCCCATGCTGCCGATGTGTTATCCGTCACCCGCCGCCAGAGTGCATCAAACATCGGCCCGATGGTGTCCCAGTGACGCCAGATGTAAATTGCCCCCATGGCAATAAGGCCAATGAATGCCAGAATCGGGTTGGCAAACATCAGGCGGCCCAGCCAGATAACGCTGCTGCCTACAATACGCAATGCCTTACCTATCATTCTGAATGCACTTGCGCCCTTAAAGCCCAGCGTTGCCATACTCAGCCTGATGACTGCCATCGGCCCGACAATGGCCGCAAAGCCGATGGCTAACGTTCCCAGACCGATAACGATGGCAGACACCGCCGCACCGACTTTTACCAGCGTGCCAGCCAGCGCCTTGTTTTTATCTATCCACTGCGCCACCCTGTTGGTGACATTTCTAATCAGGCCCATGATGTCCATCAGCGGCTGGCGCAGCGTGTCGCCCAGACCGCTCATCGCATTATTGAGGCCGGTTTTGGACAGCATCCACTGTGCGGAAAGGGAATCTTTGTTGATGGCAGACTCTTTTTCCATCGAACCTCTGGCGGCGTCGCCCTGCGTCAGGGCCAGCTGTCGGCGCAGCTCCGGCAGGTTGTTGGCAAGCTTCGCCGCATCTTTGCCGAACTCCTTGCCGAATATCATCGTCAGGGCGCTAAGTCGCTTACTGCTCGGCAGTTTTTTGACCTTCTCCAGCACGCTGATGATGGTTCCCATCGCGTCCGTGGTCATCTGCTTTTCAATCTTTTTCGGGTCAAGCTTAAGCAGCGTCATCCCTTCCTGAAAGCGCTTACCCTGCATGGTGGCAATCGACAGCTCGCGCACCATCGCATTGGCCGAACTCGCCGCTATCTCAGAGGTGGCACCGAGTGAAAGGAACGTTGAACCCAGCGCCGCCGCCTTGCGAAAGTCCAGCCGGTCGGCGTTGCCGCCCATGCGCTGCAGCACGTCGATAATGTCTGCGCCTTTCGACATCGCGTTATCGTCTAAATAGTTGAGCGCATCGCCCAGCTGCTCAATGTTGCGGGTCGGTATCTTGTACAGCTGGCTGATTTTACCCAGCCCCTCGGCCAGCTGGTCGGCGGGCAGCTCAAACGCCGTTGACGCTTTGGCCGCCGTGGTGGCAAAGGCCAGTAAATCGCGCTTCTGGTCGGCGTAAGAGTCATTCTGGTTGGTAACGCCCATGCGCGCGCCGCCCTCAACCAGCGCGGCATAGTCAACCGCGCCGTGCTCCATCGGCAGCTGCTCACTGGCTGCCTTGATGGCGGCCTGCATGTCGTAAAACTGCGCGGTGCGGTTGCCCTTGTCATCACGCAGCCCGTTGACCTGCTTTGCCACGCCCTTCATGGCGTCTTCCATATCCGCCGAGGCTTTAATTGCTGCAGCAAACGGCACGCCCATTGCCATCCCTGCAGCCGTGGCTGTCGCCCCGGCTCCGGCCACCTTATCGCGGGCCTCCAGCGTTTTGCCGTAGCGCTCACGCACGGCGCGCAATTTAGCCTGGCGCTCGCCCAGCTTTTTAAGCTCGCGCTGCTGCTGCTCAATCGCCTCCGTTGCGGCGCTGGCGTCGGTTTTCAGGCGGCGCTGTGCCGCGCTCAGCTGCTTTGTATCAATACCGGCGGCGGTCAGCGCGCCGCGCTGCTGCTGTACCGAGCGCAGCAGGCCGTTGTAACTCTGCTGCAGGTCATTAACGCGGTTTTTTGCCTGCTCAAGTAGGCGGGACTGCTGCGCCGTGGGGCGGTTGGTGGCGGAAAACTGCGTCGCCAGTGCGGCAGCCTCCTGCCGGGCAGAGGCGAGATTTTTCTCTGTGATGGCAAGCTGCTGGCGCGTTTTGCGAAAGCCGTCAATGCGCCCGGCCTGATCGTTCAGGCTTTTGAGGCGGTCTTTGCTGGCCTTGAGGGCGGCGGACAGCTCCTTAGAGCCGTCACGCGCGTTTCGAAACGGGCGGGTCAGTTTATCCACCGCGCTTAATACCACCTGCAGGCGCAGGTTTCTGTCACTCATCGTCACCGGCTCCGTTACGCAGGATCGCTTTGTGCCGCCACATCAGCACGTCCGCCAGCGACTCCGCGAACATGACCTGCGGCGGCCAGTGAAACACGGTGGCAATGTCTGCCACCAGATCGTCAACGGTCAGCTCTGCGGGATAGTCGAAAGCGCCGACCTCGTTAACAAAAAAGACACCACCTCCACCGACAGCGACACCAGATCGGCGGGGTCCATTTCGTTAATTTCCTGCACCGTCAGCGCAGGCGTTGACACGCGCGGCAGCACGGCCATTACCGCGTTGACATCCATTTCCATCAGCGCCTGCAGCCGCACGCCACGCAGTGCGCCGGACTGCGGCTTGCGCAGGACAATCTCTTTAATCTCGGTTTTGCCGCGCTGAATTGGGGTGTCCAGGGTGACGGTTTTTTCGTTTTTGATGTCGCTCATACTCTTAATCCACTGAATAAGATTGATAAAAGCAGCAGGCCAGCGCCTGCCGCCGTGATAACAGGCCGGTTAGAGGCCCAGCGCGCTGCGGTGCGCTTCCAGCAGGTCTTTGCCGTCAACGATGTGAACCATGTTGACCAGATCCACCTCGTAGAGCACTTCGCCGTTAATGGTCAGCTTGGCGTAGCTGTTGGTTGCCGACACTTTGGTGGTGTTGGAGTCCGCCGTTTTCCACTCGCCGGAATCCAGCTCCTTGTAACGCCCGCGCGTGACCAGCTCCACCGCCTGCACCTCGCCCGTGTCGTCGCGCTGAATGGAGCCGGTAAAGCGCAGCTGAATGCCGTCAATCGTCGGCGTACCCATCTGTTTAAACAGCTTCGCCTCGGTGCCGCCGATGGTGAATTCCGTGTCCAGCGCGCCATCGTCCAGGCCCATATCAATATCCACCGCGCCGGGCATCCCGCCGCCCCGGTATTTTTCAAACTTCGTGGTGAGTTTCGGCAGGGTCAGCGATTCGATCACGCCCTGCCAGTTGTCGCCTGCGTTAAACAGGTTCAGGTGTTTTAACTTACGGGGTAAGGCCATGTGTTCAGCTCCTTATGCTTTAACGCTGGCGGCAAAGTTGACCAGATACTGGTCAGTGATGCGCTGGCGCAGCATCAGGTTTTCCAGCGGCGGCACCGGCGTATAGTCGTAATCGATAATGAGTTGCCCGGCCTTGAGCGTGTCTTTGGTGTTCACGGTGTCATCCAGCCAGCAGTCTGCGCCGATGAGATAGCCCTGATTCACCATACTGCGCAGCTTGGCGCGGATACTTTCGATGATGTCGCGGGCAAGCGACGGATTCAGCGCGCCGTCAACTGACCACAGCTGCGCCTCGGCCATCGTGTCAGCCAGCACCTGCGCCGTGCGGGTGTAGCACTCAAAGGCAAACAGCGGGTCATCGCTCAGGCAGCGCGAACCCCAGAAGCGGAAACCGTCCTTGCGGATAAGCGTGGTGACGTCGTTCTGGTTCAGCAGGCCCGCATCGGTTGCCGGATCCTGTAAATCCCAGAACACGTCTTTTGAAATGCCGGTGACGCCGTTCACGCCGACGTTAGACAGGGACTTGTGCCAGCCGGTCGCCTCGTCAATCTTGGCGCGCAGTCCGAGCGCGCGGGCGGTGGCATACGCCGTCGCGTCAGCGTTCAGCACGGTGTCAAAGCTGATGAAGTCAGGCCAGATAAGCATTCCTTCACGCTGGCTGAAATTAGCGCGGTAGGCAATGACCTCTGACACGGTTTTGCAGCCCCATGCTGAGATATAAGCAAACGCCCGCAGGGTCTGCGCGACGCTCAGCAGCTCGGTTGCCACCGCCTTTGTGTCATGCCCCGGCACGCCGAGAATGCGCGGTTTGACGCCGCAGACGTTCTGCGCGGCCAGCAGCGCTTTCATGCCGGTGCGCATCCCGTCTGCAGTCACGCCGCCGATGATGTTGGATGTGGTTTCCGCCTCGGTTTCGCCCTGCGCCACGCGCACGACGACGACGAGCGGTTTTGCCTGGTCGGCGATGGCGTCCAGTGCGGCGGCCAGCGTACCGGTTTTACCGGCCTTGCCGATAGCGGTTGTGACGTCGGTGAGTAAAACCGGGCGGTTGAGCGGAAACGTTGCCGCGTCGGCGTCGTCGCCGGTGCAGACCATGCCGATGATGGCCGTGCTGACAGTGGTAATGGTTCGGGTGCCTTCGTTGACTTCGACAACGCGCACGCCGTGATGATAATCCTGTGCCATAAAGCAGATCCTCTGTTAAGGGGTTCCGCTATGGTGAAAGGGATGGCGCGCGGGCGCACCCTGCGGCCATTGTCTGGCAAATGACACAAAGTAAAAAGGCCCGAAGTGGGCCTTTGATTACTGCGCGGGCCGGTCAGGCCAGCTGACGGCGGGCGCGGTGGTGGGGTCTGTCGCCTGAACGGCCTGCAGGTAGGTCATCCAGGCCGTGAGTTTTACCTTATCGCCGGGGGAAATGATGCCGAGCATCAGCTGCGTCTGCCATGCCTGTGTCACACTCGCCGCCTCGGTGATACGGGCGCTTTTCTCCGCCCGGGCCGCTTCAACGGCGGCGCGCTGTTTTGCCGCTTTGTCAGTTACCCAGGCTGCGCCGCCCCACCGGTCAAAGGCCGTTTCTGGCTTAACCGGCGTTGTCCCGGCCGGATAATCACCGGGCTGCGTGACTGTCACCGCCTCACCGGTTGCCGTGCTGTAAACCGTTTCGCCGCGATGGTCCGGCACCTGCTGCCAGCTGCCGTCTTTATAAACGCACACCTGCCCGGCAACGTCATCAGGGGGCGCGACTGCCGTAGAGTGCGCGGGCAGACCGACACCTTTTGGCAGAAACTCCAGGCTGCTGCCGGTGTAAATTCCGCTCGCCTGATCAAAGTTAAACACATTAACGGTAACGGGCGCGACAGCCAGGCCGTCCGCGCTCAGTGCTTCACTGTTCTGCTGTGACATTATGCTGCCCTCACGATGTAATTAAATGCGACGTTGCGCGGGCGGGTTGAGGCGAACGCATACCAGTTGTATGAATCCATCGCACTGGTTGCCTTGTTTATCCAGGTCTTGCCCTGAATCATCGCCAGCTGACCGCCGGTTAACGGGTCACTGAATGCGTAATTCGGTGAACTGATGGCGCTGAAATCGCCGGATTCGTTATCGTCATAACCGCCCACCACCGTGCCTTCCTGTTGACTCAGCAATACGCGTGAAGGGTCAGCCCCGCGTCCGTCATCCCAGCCCCTGATAAACTCGCCGCGCAGGTCAGGCAGCCGCAGCGACGGGTAGGCTTTCGCCAGCTGCGGGTAATCTGACGCGCTGAAGGTGGCACCGTTACACCGCAGCCAGCCTGATGGCGCTGTTGCAACAGGCCACGGCACCGGCACGCCGACCGGCAGCGCCGAACCGTCGCCCAGGCCGAGATTTTTGAGAAACGCGGACACGTTCGCTATGTCGCTGCCGTTTCTCGCGATGTCCATTTTACCGGCCAGCTTATTAAGCACCGTCGTGGAAAAATTCGCATCGCCGCCCAGCGCGTCAGCCAGCTCCTTGAGGGTGTCCAGCGCGGCAGGCGCGCCGCCCGCAAGGGCGGTCAGCGCGGCCTGAACAAACGCCGTGGTTGCCAGCTGCGTACTGCTGTTTCCCGCTGCCGCCGTGGGGGCTTTCGGGGTGCCGGTCAGAACCGGGCTTTCCTTCGGTGCATACTGCGTATGCGGGTCAGCGGCTTTAAGGTGCGCCGTCATCAGGCTGTCAGCGTACTGGCGCACCTCTAATACTTTTTCGTCCACATACTGGCGGGTCGCCAGCACCACCGACGGATCGACTTTCAGGGTGACGGCCTCGGTACTGCTCACGATGATGAGCATACGCAGGCGCTGCGTGCGCCCGCTGCCCTCCTGCAGTTGCGGCTTATAGGTTTCTGCCGTGTTGCAGACCGCAATCAGCGAGCCGTCAGCGTCAAACAGGCCCATTTCCCTGATCCAGAAACCGCCCTCGGTTTCGGGGATGACCTGCTCGGCAATAATCTGGCTGCTGTTGGCCGTATCCACGGTGAGCGAATTGAGCGCCGCACGGCGCACCTCGTTAACCAGCTTTGTCTGCGCCGCGTTGGGCGTTGGCAGCGTGCCGCCGCCGTCGCCAACGGCCATATGCGTGATATTCAGCTTTGTGCCGAGCGACACGGCGTTAGCAATCTTCGCCGCGCCCAGGTTGGTCACTATGGCGTAAAATTTCTGAGTCATGGTCCCACTTCCATCATGTCGATAACGTGAACCGCCGCGCCCGCATATGCCGGGCCACTGACGGAGATAAGATCAGGTGTATAGGGATAAACGGTAAGGTCATCGCCGTCGTAGCTGGCCGCACCGGTAAAGCTCGGGCCGCCGCTCTGCAGGTTGATACTCATTCCCAGCATGTGACGGCTGCAGGGTTTGGCATCGCTGATAAGTCGCTCAAGTTCCTGATAGGTTTCCTCGGTAATCCCCTGTTCCTGCACGCCTATGTCCAGGCGAAACGTGCCGGGCGCTTCACCGGTTTTCCACCACTCCAGCACGCGGATCAGGAAGCCAAACGGCTCCACCACGCGGCGCACGGCGCTGATGGTGCCCTTGTGCTGATGGATGTAAAACGCATCCATCACCACGCGGCGTTTAACGGTTTCTGTCCAGGCCTCGTCCCAGCGGTCAACCGAAAATGACCAGGCAAGGTAAGGCAGAAACCACGCGGGGCAGGCGGCAGGGTTCCACAGGTCGCGCAGCGGGACGTTCAGCCCGCTGATGCCGCTACACGCCTCTGCAAGCCTGCGCTCAAGCACCGAGGACGCGGGCGGTAAAAGGCTCTGGCTCATCCTTTACCCCCGTTATCGCTGGCAACGGTAACGGCCACCGCCGTGCAGTTGCCCGCCTGCGTGCGGTTCAGAATAATGTCCTGCGCCGGTTCTGTGATTTCCACCCAGTCCACGCCCGCCACGCGCAGCACCGCACCGTAAGACTCGCGGCGCACGCTGCGGCCCAGCTTTTTCTGGTCAGTCAGGTAGGTATCCATTGCGGCCTGCGCTGCCTCCAGGCACGGGCCTGCGGCCACGCCGTCAAACAGGTGCAGCGTGGCTTTCACCTGATAGTCAAATATTGCTGCCGCCTGCACCGTTACGCGGTCTGCCACCGGGCGCACTTCCTCGGCATTTAACGCGACATTCACTGCGTTCAGTAAATCCGCCGTTGCCGCCCCGCGGTTGTCCCGGCTCAGTACCGTGATCAGCACTTCCGCCGGTGCCGGACTCGTTGCCGACACGTCAGACACGCGCCCGTCGGCACTCTTGGCGTAAAACTCATAGGCCGCCGTCGGCCCCGCCACGCTCAGCCCCTCAAACGCCCCCGGCACGCGCAGGCGTAAATCGTCGTCAGACTCCATCACCGCCGCCACGGGCGGCACGGCGTCGGGGTTAGCCGGGCTGATGGTCAGGCGCTTAACGTTGTTGTTAGCCGCCAGCTGATCCAGATCGGTGCCCAGCGCATAGGCCACCATAACCGCCTGCGCCGCCTCGTTGATGCGCTGGCGTAGCAGGATTTCGCGGTAGACGTTTTCCTGCAGGCACTTGACCAGCGGATCGGATTCCAGCGCCAGCACGCTGCGCATGGCGGCCTGCTGCTCTGACGGATACAGCTCAATCAGGTTTTCTTTACGTTCGGCCAGCAGCGTTTCAAAGTCAGGCACCTCAATGACTTGCGGCGCGGGAAGCTGCGATAAATCAATCACTGCCACGATTCACCCCCGTTGGTATGGTCATTGCCAGCGGCGAACCGTCGGCACGCTGTGCGTTAATCTCAATGGCCATCGAACCGTCATATGCCGTTGTGTAACTCACTGAAATCAGCCGGATGCGCGGCTCCCAGCGGCTCAGTGCGGTATAGGTTGCCGCCATGACCTGCATACGGGTGACGCCGTTCTGCGGTTGATCGATGAGCGCGGAAAGCATGGAGCCGTATTCACGGCGCGCCAGTCGGCTGCCCTCCGGGGTCAGCAGAATGTCGCTGACGCTCTGGCGAATATGATCGATATCGGTCATCGCTTTGCCGGTGTCGCGGTTCATGCCGAGATACATCACGCCGGGCCTCCTGATATGTCATTGCCGGACTTAACGCCGCCGTGTTTATGGGTATGCACCACGACGCCGTTAGAACTCATATCACCGCCGCCCTGTGTGACTGCGCCGTTAATGGCGGTTTCACTGTTGAGGGTTGTTTTACTGGCCTCAACGCCGAATGCGTCAGTCAGCAGCTGAATGCCGTCCGCCGCTTCGATGCGCACGCTTTTGATGTTCTTTATCAGCAGCTGTCCGGTTGCCGGTTCGTACTGAAAAAAACCACCGTCGCTGTACTGCGTGGCGCTGCCGTTCTCTGAATTTGCAGGCGGCGGGAATGCATCGGAATAAATGGCGGGCAGTGCAAAGGCGGTTTCGAGGTTGCCGCCCATGCTCAGCAGCATGACCTGCTCACCCACGGTCGGCTGCCACCACGTGCGCGTATTACCGGCGCGTAGTGTGAGCCAGTTAATCCAGTTGGTTTCGAGGTCGCCCGTTTTCACCCGGCACAGCCAGTTAACCGGATCGACGTCGGACACGGTGCCGGTTCGGATCAGGTTGGTAATGAGGCGCATGATTTCGTTCAGTTTTTCGTTCATGCAACATATCGTGATGTTAGAACGTTATGATTTCATCGTTTTTGAATTGTTTGAAAGCTCACACAACTCGTAATGTAGTTATTGCGAGTTATTTCCAAATAGTGCATGCTTGACCTGTTTTCAAAATTAAAAAGGACTCTCCATGACTGAAATAAATCACCATTTAAGAACAATTTCAGAATCTTTAGCAAATACATATCAAGTACCTTATTATCAAAGAAACTATCGATGGAAAAGAAAACAATTTGAAGAACTCCTCAACGACTTGCAAGATGAGTTTCTTGTTCAATTCAGATCAGATCATGGAAGAGATAGAGTCTCTCAATATAAAAGCTACTTCTTGGGAACCATTCTGACGACAAGCGACTCAGAAACAGCAAGGAAAATAATAATTGATGGACAACAAAGATTAACATCACTGACTTTGTTTTTTATTTATGCCCATCAATTAAGAACAAAAAAACCAGAGTTAAAAATTAGCGATGTTAGCGGGTTAATAAGACGAGAATCGTACGGTGATACCGTATTGAATTTTGAAGTGGATGATAACAGAAGACGCCTAATAAACCTTTTACTTGATAATACTGAGGGGCGCGATTCCTACGATTTCATCGCTGAGAGTGATGAAGGAACCAAGAATGTATTTGCAAGGTTTAACGACATTGAGGATATACTTGATGATGAGATAAAAGAAAATTCGTTCGCTTGGTTTGTTGATTGGATTGCTAATAAAGTTATTTTATTTGAAATTGTTGTCCCTACCGAACATGATGCTCATAAAGTTTTTGTCACGATGAATGATAGAGGATTAAATCTATCACCATCGGAAATGCTTAAAGGCTTTTTGTTATCTAAAATAACCAACCCACAGAAGCATAAAGAAGCACATGTACTTTGGCAAGAAAGAATTAGACTACTTAAGAATATCGATAATGATGAAGACTCGAACTTTATAAGAACATGGCTTAGAGCAAAATATGCTGAGGGTATGCGCGGAAAAAATAAAGACGAAAAAATGGACTTTGAGTTAATTGGTGAGTCATATCATCGTTGGCTACATGACAACAAAGAAAGGGTAGGTTTAATTACAGATGATGACTATCAAAATTTTGTTCTGGATACATTTAAAAAATTCTCACAAATCTATTTAACCCTATTAAAACAATCGACCGATTTCGATAAAGAGTATGAGTTTGTCTTTTACAACTCGAGCAAAGATATCACTCTTCAATACATGGTGATTCTTGCAGCAATTAGAGTCGATGACTCTGATAAAACGACGCAGGAAAAGATAAAGTTAGTTTCAAAGTTCATTGATTATTTAACATCAACGAGAATGTTATCTGGCAAGAAAAACACTTATGACAACTTAAGAGATACTTTTTTTGCTTTAACCAATGAAATTCGCGATAAAGATATAGATGACATTCGAAATATTTTTAGAGGCCATATTGTTAAGATTGATTTTTCTATCGATTCAGTCGAGCCGCTAACATATTACGGAACGCCTAACAAAGTTCTTCTCCACATACTTGCTCGCATGGCAAGTTTTATTGAAGATGGATTTGAAATGAACAACAGTGTTGGCTTTCCTGCATATGTCGATCGCAAGCAAAGCACAAGGACATATGACATTGAGCATCTACTTTGCGTACAGCCAAGTGTTTTTAAAGAATCCACCCCTGAAGAATACCAGGACTTTGAAAGTGATACACAATATTGGATGTTAAGAAGTGAAATTAGTGCATTGATTTTATTACCACGCTCAAAGAACAGAAGTTTGCAAGATAAACCCTACTCAGAAAAAAGACTAAAATATTTAGGAGATAACGTTTTAGCTCAAACATTATGCAATGAAATTTATGAGCACAACCCACAAGCTCAGGCCTTTATAGCTAGTAGCGGACTCCCTTTTAAAGGTTATGACATTTTTAATAAAAAATCGCTTTTTGAACGCAGGGAGTTATATAAAAAGATAATAGCCAAAGTATGGGATGGAGAGGCATTTTAGGCTCAAAAAGGGCGCAAGCGCGCCCTTTAACTCATTTTTTGAATTAGATAAATTTCTATTTTTTTTATCAACTCATCAGATAGTCCTATCAATTTACGCTCTGAATACTTAACTGTAATTTCGCGCTTACTGACTCTGTCACGCAGACCGTAATGATGAACGCGGGCCAGACGCTGCACTGCTGGCACAAAAGCCACTTCGGCACTGTCGCCGGTTGCCTTTGTCTTAAGATACTTTGCTGTTTTCAGCTTCACAAACATCTTGCGCTTGATGCGCCCCGGCTTTGTTCTGGCCGATACGCGGCGCGGTTCCCATGCGCTGCCGTCGGGCGCACGCTGTGCCGTCATGTTGGCCTGCTGAATCCGCCTGACGTCGCGCGCCACCTCGCGCAGCATCTTTTTGCGCTCAGCCGGTTCAAGCTTAGCCAGCAGCGCATCCAGCCAGGCGTCAACCTCGTGCAGATTATCCACGGCGCACCGTCCAGATGTCGTCCGCGTCAAAAGGGTTTCCCGGCTCCGGCACGGCCCTGACCTCTGTCACGCCGTTGACTTCCTCGGCAATAACCCGCTCTGTCAGTTTCAGGTTAATGCTGATATCACACGCACCATTGCCGAGAATATCCACTTCAAACGCGCAAAGCTGTTCGCGCTCGTTGGGGTTCTGCAGCGCATCAGGCTGGTTGGTGCGCAGCCAGTACATCACCGCCGCCATCAGCAGATTTTGATCGCCGGTGAAGTCCGTAACGATGACGTTAAGCGTATAGCGATATTCCCACGACACTGACGCGGCACTGGTGGCAACCAGCGCACCTCTGTCAACAAACAGGTGCAGCCTGTCGGGGCTCTCCTGCAGGTAAGCAACAGCGCTATTCAGGGCTTCGCGTAAGGACTGCGGCTTGTTCATCGTCTTTATCCTGACAGGTTACTATGGTGTCCACCTTGTCGGCGCAGGCCGCCCAGGCGGTTTCTGTTTCATCCAGCAGGGCCAGTAAATCGCCGTTAGTGCGCGCCGACGACGGCCCCAGCTGGCAGCGGGTTATTCTGGGACAGCCACTGACGGTAAGATTCACCTCCGGTGATGGCCGGTCGCTGGCGCAGCCGGACAGCAGCATCAGGCAGAGGGGTATCAGACCAGTGGCGAAGTGCGTCATTTTCACGTTTCAGATCCTCAATCTGGCGCTGCCGCTGGCGCAGCAGTGCGTTGTTTTTCTCAGCCGCCGCATAAAGCTGCGTCTGCGCAAGGTTGCTGCTCTGCGCCATAATGTTGACTGCCATCAGCTGGCTGTTTTTCTGGCTCAGCTTTTTGTCCTTTGCGACCAGCTCTGCCGCCTGCGAGCCGATTTTCCTGTTTGCGCTGTGCAGCTGCCACGACAACAGCCCGGCAGTCACCAGCAGCACGACAAAGCAGGTCGCTACAGCGGCGCGCATCATGCTGCCGCCCCTTTCAGGCACCAGCTCAGCTCGCGCCCGCGCCGGTTATCCAGCCCCTGATTAAACACGCCTTTCACGTACACCCAGCGCGGCAGTTGATAACAGGCATCGCGCCACCGGCTTGCCCTGATGAGTTTCACCATCGTTGATGCGCACACGTTGCCGGTGCCGACGTTAAACGCCAGCGACACCAGCGCGTCATAAACCTGCTGCGGCATGGAAACCGCCACGCAGCGCGCCAGTGCCGCCTCAACGCGTAACACATTGGTGATAAACGTCCCGGCGGCCTGCCGCCCGGTAATGGTTTTGCCGGGCACAACGCCCTGCGTGTTGCCAATTCCGTCGGTCCATACGCCCGCATCGCACTGGTATGGCTTGAGGCGGCATCCCTCGTAATCGGCAATCAGTTTCAGCCCCTCAACCGAGGTATGCAGCTGCTGAAAGCCCGGCAGTGTGGCAGCGATGGCCAGTACCGCGCCCACGGCGCAGCGTTTAACGGTTTGCAGATTCATAGTCCTCCCGCGTGATGCGCCCGCTTGCCAGTAACTGGTAGGTTTTGTGCTTGTAGTACCAGCTGATTAGCGCCATGCCGATGCCGATAATCAGCCCGGCCCACGTTGAAACGTCTTTAACCGATAAGTCGCCCAGCCATGCCATAAAAACGGCTATCGACCAGGTGATAAACGTGCTGATTCTTTCCCACATGATTCAGTCCCATAGCTGCACGGTCTGCGCCGTGGCTGCGGGCGCAACGTCCGGCAGCTCGACCTCTAAACCGTGGGGTAAGGTGGGGCCGTATTCCGCCAGCCCCGGATTAGCCTGCAGCACACGCTCTGACAACCCCTGCGTGCGCCCGTAGTGACGCCAGCACAGTGCGTCCACCGTGTCATACTGCTGCGCACGCACTTTCATCAGATAAGCTCGACGGTTACGTGGGGCAGATCCTGCACGCGGCTGATGGCCCAGCGCGCATCGCGCCACAGATCACCGCTGGCATCGTCCAGCGTCTCGCCGCGCTTCGCGCCGGATGCGGTAGCGTCAAAGTCGCTGTAGCGCTCGTTGAGTACCGCACGCGTCCAGCACCACACGGCGTTTTCATAGTGGTGCAGGCGCACGCTCTTTCCGGCCAACTGCTCAGCCGGTACGTCACCCAGCCCGTTGTAACCGGCCATTTCCTGCCGTTCCCGCCACGGGTAAAGCTCGGCATTCACCTCTGACATGGCGGTCAGCACCACCTGCTTAAGCCGCTCCGGCGTCACGGTGCCGTCAACGCGCATCGCGCTGCGAAACTTAGCCAAATCCAGATCCGGCCAGAATGAATTGTTCGGGATAATGACCGGCGCAACCGGCGACTGCTCTGGCGCTGTAAACTGCATCCTTACTACTCCTGAATAGGTGGGCGGTGGACGGGGTTTTGATGCGGCGCTGCCTGTCGCCACCCCGTGCCGCCCCGCGCGTGGGCACGTTCGGTTATCAGCTGTCTTTGCGGAGTTTCCGCTCAAGCTGCTCAATGTCTTTTTTCACCCCGCATCTTTCGTCCAGCTGCAGGGCGTGCTTAAGGTGATTCAGTGCGGATGCCGGGTTGCTTTCGGTCTGCACCCAGCCAATGGACTTGTGCAGGCGTGCACGCGACTGGTCCGGCATGTCTTCCCCGTCCACCGCGTCCAGCGTCTGCAGCAGCAGCTCAGCGTCAAACGGCGTTCCGGCCAGCATGGCGGCCTTTGCGGCGTCGGCCATTTCCTCGGTAAGCACCGTCGCCGTATTGCGCTTGCCGACCGGCATCACCCAGCCATGCTTAAGCGCATGGCGGCCAATGGTCAGCGCACCGGCATAATCACCGGCATCGATACGCCACAGCATGACGTACATGATCACGTCGTCCTGCTGCGCCCCGTCGGCGCTCAGCACGCCCTCAACCCAGGCGGCATATTTCGGCAGCACCTCAACCTTAATCTGCGCCTTGGTGACAGTGGACTGAATGCCCTTGAGACGGCGGCGGTCTTCGTTCAGCTGCAGCAGCATCAGGTCATAGCCTTTCGCATGGCGGCCATTGCCGCCCGTGCGGGCGGCCTCCTGTCCCTGAATGAAGCGCGTGTGCGCGCGGAAAGGATTGGTCACGGTTTACGCTCCTGCGTTGCCGCTGCCGGTGCTGGCGCCAGATTCGGCCTGCGCCGTACCCGATTCGCTCATGGCCTTGACCACGCTTGCCGCAACGGAGGCAATGCGTGCGATTTCGGCGTCGCTCATCTGGCCCGCTTCCGGCTCTGGCTCCTGCTCCAGCATTTCGATGTTTTCAATCAGGCAGGTGCAGTCGTAGTCCTCGACCACGTACGCCTCGTTGACCGATTCAAGGTTTTCAACGCGATCCCGTTTCGGGTTGTCGATGATGGAGCGGCGGCGCGTGTCGTCCTGAACATAAATCGACAGGTTATCGAGGCGCGTAATCAGCAGCGCATTTGCCGGGAAGAACGGCGCACGTACCGCAGGCAGGCCACCGATGCGCTTCTGGCTGATAATCAAATCGGCGGCAAGCGCTTCGGTGTTGGGCTGGTCTTTGTTGACGATCGGGAAATACTTGTCGGCCAGCAGCTGGCGACCGCAGATCACAACCAGCTCGGTGTCATCCTGATACTGCACGGCGATTTTTTCCGTTACGGCACCCATTACCACGGCATCCAGATTGCGGAAAAGCCCCGTTTTACCAATGGTGATTTTATCGGCGATAACTTTTCCGTTGCTGTCGATATGCTGGCCGACCACCTGCGACGGTTTCTCCTGGCGGATTTTTTCCAGCCAGCCGATGTTCACGTCCTGCAGCAGCGGGTTCTGTGTGCGGTTAGAGGTTTTCTCACGCTTGAGGCCGTTAAAACCGATCATGATGCGGTCAAGCGCCTGGCGCTTCACAATCATGTCGCGGATGCGTACCTGAAAGTCGGTGAACTTCGCCCACATGTCCAGCTTCGCGTAGGGCAGCGCCGTGTCAAAGTTGGTCTGCGTGCACTTATAACCTTCACCGTCAATGTAGGTCGGATCGGTTGGCTCGCGCTCTTTCTGCGTCGTGTCGGTTGTACCGGCAATCGTACTGCCGATCCCCAGCCCCAGGCGCTCGCCGCTCTGCTCGGCGACCGGCACGATGTTGATGCGCGTCAGAAAGTCTGATGACTCCTGAATTTTGGTTTCCAGCGTCTGCGCGACGGATGGCTCAACGGTAAATTTGCTGTTAAGGGCCGACAGGTTGATGTTGTTGATTTCCGCCAGTACCGACATGTAGGCGTTTAACTTAAAGCGGGTGTTGTTTTTCATCGTTTCGTGTTCTCTGTTCGTTAAGAGGATTGGCCGCGCCTGCATCAGCAGTCGGTGCGCACGTCCTGACTGTTGCTGTTTCCGTTACCGGGCGTGCGCGGGCGGAAGTCCTGGCGCCCGTCTTCACGGCTCAGCTGTGCCTGCAGCTGGCTGAAATCCGCCTGCAGCTGCTCACGGGCTGCAGCTTCTGCGCTCAGCTGCACCTGCAGGCTGCTGGCCTGCTCGCTCAGGGCAGTTTCAATGCGCTGGCTGAACTCCTGCTGCTCGGTGGCGACCAGCTCGACGGCCCTGTGCACGTCGCTGAAACGCGCGTCATCCGATTTCTGTTTGCCACTGAAAAGCGCGACAACGCGGCTGTAAAGGGACGGCTTTTCGTCGGCCACGTCCTCAAACTCGATCACGGTTTCGGTGGCGGCGGTAAACAGGTTGTCAGGATGCTGCTTGCGGTTTGCCAGCGGGTTTGCGCCTGCGCTGGCGCTGAACTGCAGCATTTCGGTGCCGAGGCTGGCCGGATCATCGGTAACGGCCAGGCCAATCAGATACGCCTCGCCGGTGTCGGCGAACTCCGGGCGAATCTCCATTGAGGTGAAAAGCTTCTGCATGTTGCCGGTCATCGTGACCAGCTCATCCGTCGGGTTAATCACCGCGTACAGGCCCAGCTTGCCTTTCAGCAGGCCGTCGCTGATTTCCTCGGCGTCCAGCGCATCGACCACACCGAAACGGCGAAACGCGCTGTCAGGCGTGTAACCCTTGATGTGCTCCATGTTGATCACGGCGGTGTAAACAGCCGGATCGTAATTGGCCGCCATCTGCTCCAGCCAGCTGCGCTCGATGGTGCGCCCGTCCGTGGTGGCACCTTCCACCCCGATGCGGAAACGCTTTGCTTTCTTTGCCATTGTCCAGGCTCCGGTTAGATAAAAACTCTGTGAGTCCCTATGTTTGCGGCGACGGGGGTACTGAAACAACGCGGCGAAGTTGTACCGTAATTCACACAATCACGGGCGGCAGAAAAGGAAACGGGCGGGCCGTATTTTGGGGCCATGACAACGACAATCGCCCCCGCAGACCTCGATCCCCGCAGACAGGCTTTGCTGCTGTACTTTCAGGGATACCGCATCGCCCGCATTGCTGAAATGCTGGGAGAGAAACCCGCAACCGTTCACAGCTGGAAGAAGCGCGACAAGTGGGGCGAGTATGGCCCGCTTGACCAGATGCAGCTCACCACCGCCGCGCGCTACTGTCAGCTGGTCATGAAAGAGGTGAAGGAAGGAAAGGACTACAAAGAAATCGACCTGCTGGCCCGGCAGTCAGAGCGCCATGCGCGCATCGGGAAATTTAACAACGGCGGCAATGAGGCGGATTTAAACCCCAATGTCGAAAACCGCAACAGAGGCCCGCGCAAACCGCCTGAAAAAAACGTTTTCAGCGACGCGCAGATCGAAAAGCTGCAGGACATCTTTCACAGCACGATGTTCGGCTACCAGCGCCAGTGGTGGGAAGCGGGCAATAAATACGCCGTCCGCAACCTGCTGAAATCGCGCCAGATAGGGGCGACGTTCTTTTTTGCCCGCGAGGCGCTGCTTGATGCGCTCACCACCGGACGAAACCAGATTTTTCTCTCGGCCAGCAAGGCGCAGGCGCACGTATTCAAGCAGTACATCGTGGAGTTTGCCCGCGAGGCAGACGTGGACCTGAAAGGCGACCCGATGACGCTGGCCAACGGCGCGTGCCTGTACTTCCTCGGCACCAACGCCCGCACCGCACAGAGTTACCACGGCAACCTGTACCTGGACGAATATTTCTGGATACCGAAATTTCAGGAACTGCAGAAAGTCGCCTCGGGCATGGCGCTGCACAAGAAATGGCGGGAAACCTACTTTTCCACACCGTCCAGCCTTACGCACAGCGCTTACCCGTTCTGGTCTGGCGCACAGTTCAATAAAGGGCGCGCCAAAGCCGACCGGGTTGATATTGATTTAAGTCACGCGTCCCTTGCCGCCGGCCGCCTGTGTGCCGACGGCCAGTTCCGCCAGATTGTGACCGTTGAGGATGCCGTGCGCGGCGGCTGTGACCTGTTCGACCTGGAGCAGCTGCGCACGCGCTACAGCCCCGAGGACTACCAGAACCTGCTGATGTGCGTGTTTATGGATGACCTCGCCTCGGTGTTCCAGCTTGCCATGCTGCAGAAATGCATGGTGGACAGCTGGGAAGTGTGGGACGACTTTGAAGCGCTGGCGCTGCGCCCGTTCGGCTGGAAGGAGGTGTGGATCGGTTACGACCCGGCGAAGGGTACGCAGAACGGCGACAGCGCGGGCTGCGTGGTAATTGCCCCGCCAGCCGTGCCGGGCGGTAAATTCCGCATCCTTGAGCGTCATCAGTGGCGCGGGATGGATTTCCGCGCGCAGGCCGCCGCCATCAAAAGCCTTACGCAGCAGTACAACGTGACCTATATCGGCATCGACTCGACCGGCGTCGGCCTCGGCGTCTATGAGAACGTGAAAGCCTTTTTCCCGCAGGTGAAAGAGTTTGTTTATAACCCGACGGTGAAAAATGCCCTGGTACTTAAAGCCTACGACACCATCAGCAGCGGGCGAATGGAGTTTGACGCCAGTCACCTCGATATTGCGCAGTCGTTTATGTCCATCCGTAAGGCCACCACGGCCAGCGGCAACCGTCCGACCTATGAAACCAGCCGCAGCGAGGAAGTCAGCCACGGCGATCTAGCCTGGGCGACCATGCACGCGCTGGCAAACGAGCCGCTGCAGGGACAGGCGGCACACACGCAGAACATTGTGGAGATGTATTAATGAGCAAACGCAGGAACCGCACGCGCACGCAGCCCGTACAGCAGCCGGAACAGATGACCAGCACAGCCGCCTCGGAGGCGTTTACGTTTGGCGACCCGATCCCGGTACTCGACCGGCGCGAACTGCTGGACTACGTGGAGTGCGTCATCAATGACCGCTGGTATGAGCCGCCCGTAAGCATTGACGGGCTGGCGCGCACGTTCCGCGCCGCCGTGCATCACAGCTCACCTATCAGCGTGAAATGCAACATTCTTGCAAGCACCTTTATCCCGCACCCGCTGTTGAGTCAGCAGGCTTTTACCCGCTTTGCGATGGATTACCTGGTCTTTGCCAACGCGTACCTGGAGAAGCGCACCAGCCGCCTCGGCACCACGCTGAAACTGGAGCCATCGCTTGCCAAATACACACGGCGCGGGCTTGACCTGGACACCTACTGGTATGCGCATTACGGCCTTAACACGGAGCCGTATGAATTTACAAAGGGCAGCGTGTTTCACCTGATGGAGCCGGACATTAATCAGGAAATCTACGGTGTGCCGGGCTACCTGTCGGCTGTCCCGTCCGCGCTGCTGAATGAATCGGCCACGCTGTTTCGCCGCAAGTATTACATCAACGGCAGCCACGCCGGTTTTATCATGTACATGACCGATCCGGCGCAGAGCCAGCAGGATGTTGACAACATCCGCAGCGCCATGAAAAGCGCTAAGGGCCCTGGCAACTTCCGCAACCTGTTTATGTACAGTCCGAACGGGAAGAAAGACGGCATTCAGATCATCCCGCTGTCAGAGGTGGCGGCCAAAGATGAGTTTCTGAATATCAAAAACGTGTCGCGCGATGACATGCTGGCCGTGCATCGCGTGCCGCCGCAGCTGATGGGGATAATTCCCAACAACACCGGCGGGTTTGGGGATATTGAGAAGGCCAGTAAAGTATTCGTACGCAATGAACTAATTCCATTACAAGAGCGAATGAAAGAATTAAATGAATGGCTGGGTCATGATGTCGTTAACTTCAAGATATATGAACTTTAAAGAACAACAAGGGCTGCAATGCAGCCCTTGCCAATCAATTATCGGATTCAGGCCCAGGCACGTACAAAAAGCTGCCGCCATGAGGTGCTTGATGATATTTTATCGCACCATCCATCAAATCTATATCTATACCAATTTCTTCGCCAGCTTTGTTAAATTCTTTTTTCTTTCCGAACTTCCATACATCGTTATATGCCAACTTTGCCAATTCAATACCACGCTGTGATATCAATAAAGGGCCCCACGAGTCATAGTCAGTCGCTCCGTACTCCTTTAAGAACTCTCTTACAAGTGCAAATTTTGACTGTTCATAAATTGATATTTTTTCTTTAAATGGTTTATTGCCAGCTTTTTCATTAAGCTCTTTTGAAAGTGGCAGCAAATTACCAATAAAACCATTAAAAGAAGAACTGGAATCACTAAAACCTCGTTCACTCTGAGGGTTAATATGCTCAAGAGTCAAAGAGTCCGGCATGTACTCTCCAGTGTTAACATAATGAATTTCCAGCCTATTAAAAATATATTGAATTAATTTTTTATTTTTTATTTCCGCATTAGTAAAACGAAGCGTAACGAAATTAGTAATAAACTCATTGATATTCGGCTTTCTCTTCTCAAGCATTTCTAATAAAGAATTAATAGTTTTACGGTTTGATACTTTAGTTGCTTTTTTTTCAACTAGTGAACGCGCGGCTTTTGCATACGTGCTTTCAATACCCGACGGGCGCAAAGAACATATTGCATTAAACATGAAGTGAAATCTTTCAATAGATAAAATAGCTTTTTTCATATCACATAGCTTTAACGTACCATCACGCCTTGCTTTAAATAATGAAAGTAGAAAAGGTTTATTTTGAGTTATATTGAAAGTTTTTAATGCTTGAAGTGCTCTAAGTACAGGCTTTAATTCTGCCTCTGGAAAATCCTGTTCCAGAGGAGATGAGATCATAACGTATATCTCTGCATCTGCTTTTAACTCATCGATGAAAGATGCAGCATCAATTTCACCACCCTTCCATTTTTCCAAAAAAGACTTATATAAAGTATCTCCGCTAACATATGAATACTTAGAAACCCACCAATGACGAATATAAGTTTCAATTGAACCAACGCCATTTCTACTTGCAATGATTTGCCTTATTTTAGTCCACTTTCTCTTTGCATGATCATCAGGATGATGACTGTTGAGTTTTTTGAAAACTTTATTTTTAATCAAATCAACATAACTTAAATTCATCCCTCTCGCATTTAAAGTTTCAAATATAGTGTATGCCTCATCCTCTTCATTCACAGTTATATATATAACTTTTAAGAATCGCAGCACTTGATCACGTACTGCTTTTAATGCGTCTATGTAGTCAAATTCACTACTATCCATGTGGAACGAACCACACAAACCATCTGCGCTCATACATGAGAAAATTTCATTATATGTGAACTGTAAGTTTTTCTCTTCTGCAGTCTCAGGGGGCTCATTCCCTTTAGTGATGTGCTGTATATTATTTTGGAAGTAAGGCTTTGGTGTTTCGTTAACTAATTTAAAAAACTCTTTTCCGTCATCATCAACCCCAGAAATATAATTACTATGAATAGATTGAGCAACAGCCATCTCATTAATGGATTTAAACCTTTCGCAGAGCGCAGATAACAAAATAGTGAGTGTCGTTAACCGTTGCTGACCATCAACAATCATCAATTCGGAACTGGTTTCTTGACCAACCAACACCAATGCCCCGATAAAATATTCATTGTAACTATAGGATTTAGACTCGGAATCCCATTTTATATTAGATATAACATCAGACCACAACTCATCAACCTGTTCCTTGCCCCATGAATATTCTCGCTGGAATCTCGGCACTACATATTTCTTATTAACAGAAAGTACATTTGTTAATGTTCGAGCATTAGCTTGTAATTCCATAGCCCCTCTTTAAACTCACCCAGAATTATTAATATATATTTGAAAAAATACTTAGCACTTTACTCGAAATCCACCCAGCGACCTTTCTTTGCCGAATCAATCAACAGCTGAATAGTCAGCGGCTTTTCCGCTTTGCCATTATCTGCCGGAAAATAACGCTCGAAGTTTATTTCTCCTAAATTAATGGAAAACTTTTCAGCAAACTCTTGAAGTAAATCATAAGCGTCTATCGGATCCATTCTAAAGTCTTCATTGAGGTCAGTCTCGTGGGTTAATTTATACCGCTTAAAGGTGAATATGCTGGGCGCGTTGTAAGTCTCAACGAGATCAAACACGGCTTTTTCTGTTTCATCCCTTACCATAACCTGTCCTCCTTACTGACAATTCGGTTATATCTTACTGTTGCCTCGTAACTTATCTGCGCCACGTCAGCGGCTAGGACAGCCCAGCCGACTACAGGTATTGAACGGCCCGTAAAAGTTGCCAGCTTATGCGTCATCAACATTTTAACTCTAAATTGGTTGCCGGGTACTGGCGAATGAATGAACGTTGGCAACCTGAAAGGCAGGTGTATGTTTTTTAGTAATCGTCGTGAGTATTTCGACGCATAACTTGTGCCTGGCGTTGCGTCTCCGGGTTTACCTCTGACTGTAACCTGGTTACTACCCGCGTAAACCGCAGCTCCGGCGATAACATCCTTCGCACCCGTAAAATGCTCAGCTGTTACATCAACCATAATCCAGAAAAAAAGCTCACCGGCATTGAGATTTGAAAGGCCGCCGTAAAAATAGGTTCCGTTAAGCTGTTCGGTTGTATCCATTACCACACCTCGCAGTAAAAAGCGTGATTAAACTTTAACCGCAACGAATTTGAATTTCCAGCACCCTGTCATTGCGGCTGTAACGCCTCCTGCCACGCCCAACCCTTCATTTGTAACGTGTGGCATATCAAACCCGAACGCACGGCATCGGGCCGGAAATCGGGCCGCATTGCCATGGCCTAACCGTTGTGGCGCGCGCTCGTAGCCCCGCCACGCCTGCGCGCTTTATGTAGTGGTTTTCATGCACCTGCATGACATACGAAAAAGCCCGCCAGTATTAGCGGGCCAGAGGGTAAACGATCCATTTGGGATCATGCGGATTCATGCAGCATAGATATGCACTCACGCGCTGACAGTCAGAACAGGGGAAAGGTATCACCGGATTCGATAACTTTGGGCTTTGGCGGCGATTTGCGTGCGTACCTGATCAGGTATTCCCAGCCATCCCAAAATTTTGTTGGGTGTGGCAGCGTGAACACAAAAATGCCGTCAAACGTCTGTCCCAGCCAATAACCGCCGCCGCTTTCTTTGGCGCGCTGAAAGAAAATAAACTCACCTTCTTTGTAATTCTCAAGCGTCTGGCCGTGGCGAACAATCCGGTAAAAGCTATCTTTTCCAGCCATTTACTAACGCCTCGCTATGCTCGTTGTTCAACCTCGCTGACGAAAAAAACAAGTTTTTTGCGTCAGCGCGGTTTCAATGTTGCCAACTGTCGTCTTCCCACACAGCCTGCAAAATATCCATTACATTTTTTTTATCATCGTCCTGTCTTAAACCTGAAAGCTCAATACCATTCGCGCTGCCTTTCCTGATTCTAATTGCCATTTTCGGATATTGAGGACGCAAATTTTTTATTATTTCTGATTCAAGCGCCTCAATAGTTGCCTGGCTAACTTTTTGTTCTTTGTCGATCATGATTTCAATTCGCATCATCACCTCACTCCGCAGCGTAAAAGATTTCATCATCTGATGCTTGAGCGACTTCCGTGTGAGCCAATTCAGCGATGATTGTTAATGCAATTTTTAAATCTGACGGCTTGCAGTTAGCTATCAGCGAAACCTCAGCTATGAACTGCATGCACGCCATTTTTTTATGCATCTGGCTTAATTCAAGTGCAGTCATTGTCCCTCCCATATGTACTGTGTATTTATACAGTAACACAGCATTTATGGTTTTATAAAGAAAAATATCAAAACGTGAATTTTTTTATCTCACTGATAATTAGTGTCTTTTAATGAATGTTGTCGTTTGGCTTATCACTGTCTGACTATGATCAGAACTACTTTGAATTTTTTCAACTAACTGTTTTAACACCTAAGAATCATGCTTTTTTTATGACCATTTCTGCCAAACGATTAAACCGTTCTAATATGGCGTTCTTTTTACTTGCTGGCTTCAAAACTGGCGGCACGAGATCACCGTATCCGGTACTCCTGAATATCTTGCCTGCAATCTCAGTCTGCGTGCCACCTATCAGGCGCACGGCCAGACCGCGACTGATTGTTTCGCCGCTTAAGTCTCTGACCTGGCTGATCACGTTGTCACACGCCGTCTCTATTTTGTCTGGCCGCCGCAGCACAAGGTGTTTTTTATCTGGTTTTTCACCCCTCAGACGGGCTAACAGCCGTCGCCGTTCTTTGCGGCTCATCCCTTTAAGGTCGATTTCTTCCACACTTTCCGGCGGGTTTGAATCCTCAGATCTCAAACGCCCCGTACAGTTATTGACAGAACTCCGAGAGGGCGCGGGCGCGCCCTGCAGGTCAAAATCAAAATCAACGGCACGTTTCGGAACGATCTTCCACTGTGCCAGACGGGTTAAAATCGGGGTATCTGCGCCAACCTCAGTTGCGTAGACTCCCTTGATACGTACCGTTTCCTCGCCGTATTCGTTCAGCTCATCACCGGACTGATACCATGTACGCACGGCCAGCTCATCACGACGTACAAAGGGGCCGCCCTGTGCGTTAACGTATGCCGCCCAATCACCCACGTCGGCCGCGTCATGCGCAGCGGCAAACTCCACGCTTAGGCCGTGGGCGGTTTCGGTGTCATCCATGCGACGCAGCTCGCGGTAAACCGTGACCGGCGCACCGCCTACAAACTGAAACTGTCGGATATGCCAGCGTGCCGCCCAGGCAGAAACGGCGGGCGCGGTTTCCTTAAGCTCTTTACCGCTTTCGTCGTCCAGCTCGCCATCCAGCGCGTAGCCGTCGATATTCTTAGAGATATATTTAGCCACGTAACCCGTAGCGCTGCCTTTTTCCGGATCGATGGCCTCGGCATGAAAACGCGCTTTACGGGCTTTATCCGTGGTCAGCTCGTTGCTGTCCTGTTGAAAGGCATAGTCACGGATTGTCTGGCGCACCTGATCCGCATCTTCGGGACGCATAAACATCAGCATGTGCCAGTGTGGCGTTGCGTCGTGGTGGGGTTCGGCAACGCGAATGCCAAAGATTCGAATGTCATCACGGTGCAGCTTTGCCCGGATGCGCTGCCAGACGCTGCAAAGGTAACGCTGCGTGTCTGCGGGGCTGGCACCATTCCATTTGCGGTTGCGATGGCCGGTTTTGATTGTGGCGTGATAGCGTGACGGCGCGGTCAGCGTGTAAAACTCGCCGACATAGCCCAGCTCATGACAGATATTTTCAAAGCCGCGAATGCGGGTCATCAGCTCACAGCGACGGATGGCCGGATTTGCCACGCTGCCGTCGTATTTCTCAATCAGGCTGATGCGGTTGCCTTCCTCATCTTCCAGTTCCATGCCCTTTAAAAACTCACGGGTACGGCGTTTCTGTTCCCGCCATTCTGAAACCGTCATTCTGCTGGCATACGGCGTGTGCTTTTTGCTGACGTTAGCCAGGGCAATCTGCAGGTGCTCCCGCCATGACGCGGCCACGCGGCGCAGTCGGCCCGTCCACCATTTTTCTGTCTGCATACGCAGCACGGCGGGCGTGACCTCTTCAGGATCAAAGAAACGGGACGTCACCTTATCCCACAGTGGCGGCGTCTGATTAAATTCCCGGGTGATGGCCGCCGCTGTCATGTAGGCGCGGTGCGTGTATTTATAATCTGACTCATCAACTGCCTGCGCGTGTGCCTGTACCAGCTCGGCCAGAATGAAACTGGCAATATCACCGGCCAGCAAATCCACATCGGCACGCGACATATCAGCCAGGCGGTTAAAGCGCCTCATCAGCTCCCACAGCTGGCCGCCGGCAAGCGCCGCGCCATTCTCTTTCGGGGCATTCTGCGCCAGCAGGTTGAAGGTGCTGGAGTCCATAGTCTTAACCCGGTACTGCTCATTAACGCATTCAACACGCGGCAATGTGCGCTCGACGAAAGTTTTCGTTAAGTACGCATTGGCGCGGGCAATGCCCTGTGATTTTTCCAGCTCGTTGACGCGACGCTTAACGTCAATCTGGATCAGCGTCGGCTGTTGCTCAAGCAACTCCTGCGCACGCACTAAAGCCGCAATCATCTGACCGCGGCTGTGCATTTCCTCATAGGTGGGATAAGGGCTGGCGATGGCTTCCCGTGGGGCATTCCACGGGTAAGCGTACTGCTCAGTCATGTAGCTGCCTCTTTTGCAGCCATATCAACCCCAACCCATACAGCGGAAGGACGACGAACGGCAATGATTTCTGCCGCGCTTTTGCCGTCACCTGCAGCCACGCCAACCGAGCGGGCAGCCCTGACGCTGGTCAGCTCGTAGGCGTCAAACAGGGTGCGCGTGTAATCGGTATCGCTGTTTGAAGCGATGACCGGGCAGCGCTCTGACACGCTGGTTAACATGCTGGCTAAATCCTGCTGCGCGGCCTTATCAAATCCGCCGGTGTGGTAGCCGGTAAAGGTGCCGTCATATGGCGGATCGCAGTAAACCACGTCACCGGCCTGTATCATGCGCAGCGTTTCGCGGAAATCAGCGCAGATAAACGTTGCACGGTGGGCTTTGGCTGCGAAAGTTTCGATTTCCTCCAGGGGAAAATAAGGTTCAGAATAGTTTCCGTAGGGGATATTAAATTCACTCTTGCGGTTGTAACGGCAAATGCCACGGTAGCCGTGGCGGTTCAGGTAAAGGAAATGTGCGGCGCGCTCAAGCAGAGGTAAGGCTGGGTCATGATTAAACGCTTCGCGGATGCGGTAATAATCCTCTGCCGTTTTGTTTTGTGAATAAAGACTCAGCGCCACCACAATAAAGGGGCGGGTGTGGTCTTTAATCTGGCGGTAAAGATTAATCAGGTCGGGATTAACGTCAGCCACTAAATAAGCCGGGTAATCCGTTGCCATCATCACCGCGCAGGAACCGGCGAACGGCTCAACGAGGCGCAGTCCCTGCGGCAGATGATTAAGCAGCTCAGGCATGAGGCGGGTTTTGTTGCCCGCCCATTTCAGAATGGTGCTCATACTGCACCCCCACTGGCTTTTAATTCATTGTGGGCATGACAAAGCAAAATTATGGCGGCCTCTTTTTTGCGCTGTAGCTCGTCAGCTAGGCTGTTGCATTCTTTTGCTATGAAACGCAGAGCATCACTATAAGTTGTGAAAAACTCATAATGCTCATCCAAATACATGGAGCCGTTGTCAGGTGCATAACTGACGCGAAGGCGAAAGCCTTTTTGGGTACGCTTAATAACTTCACGTTCACGAATTAAATTTACGGTTCCGTTTAGTTCTTTAGGGATGTAATTAACGGATACAGGTTTTTTATCTACAACAAACACTGTTTTCATACGGCTCCGCCTTTGTAATGGGTGCTTTTCAGCTCGATAATTTCCTGACAGGTTACGCAGTGAGTAACGCCCTGCACGGCGCGGCGACGGGCAACCGGTATCGCCTCATCGCAGGCCAGGCAAAAGAACTCACCAGCCCCGGCGGGCTGGCGACGTGCGTTAGCGAGATTGCGCTGCAGTTCTTCCTCAACGCGCGCCTGGACTAAATCCATTGAATCGGCCATTAGTGCAGCTCCCGCGCCTGATGCTCAAAACGCTCTGCCTCTTTATCCAGCAGCTCAATGATTTCCGGCGCGGTCATTTCGTGCTTGCGGGCGTGGATGACCAGCGCCGCAATGCGGACTGACACGGCCAGCGCATCATCGCTGCGCTGTTCTGTTCTGGCCTTGCTCAGCAGTGCATTAAGCGCATCTGCGTCGGCTTCAAAATTACGGGTTTCGGTATTTCTCATCGTCTAGCTCTCCAGATTCGGGGCAAAGGAATGCCCGGCGGGTTTACGCCATTAATTTTTTGAGTCTTATTTACTCAGGTAAAAAACAGTCTGCGGTAGAAAACTGTCGGGGTAGTATTTTTCCCCAGCGCGCCATTTTATTCATCGCCATGATGATTAATTCGCGGCGGTATTCGTCGAAGTATTCAAACGGCTTTCCGATTTCCTCCTGTGAAAAGGTTTTAGGATTTTCGCGGTTAGCCAGGGTTAACACGCAAAATTTAAATTCATCATTCTGATGATTGAAATAACGCAGCGACGGATTAGCGTTATTGTCACGCTGCTGCCGCCAGCTTTTCCGAAACTCATCAAACGACATTTTGTTAACAGCATCAGCACGATTGCCCGTTGAATGAGTTTTGGCAAAAGATGCCGGGCCTTGCTGTGCGGTTGTGTTGCCTGTTACTCGCTGCATGTTACCCCCTGAATAAACGCGCCATGAAACCGGCGGGTTTGCGTTTGCTGGTCAGCCCCTGCAGCAGTTGCTTTTGGCTGTTGCACGGATTCCAAGGTTTACCGTTCTCACCCATGATCCAGCCGTTGCCGTAAGCTACTGACGGGCTTTGACGCTTAAGACGTGATGCCAGAGAAATCATTATCAGTCCCTCAGCTCAGGCCAATAGATGCGCCGAGTCCGCTGATAGCGTCAACGGTGGAGGCCATCGTAGGATTAGAATGAATGCGGGCCTGTACTGCGATTGCGGCAAGACTCAGGCAACGAATGCCGGTGTTAACGCTTCGCATCAGACTGCTGCGGCATGACGCACTCAATGCATCGCTACTTAATGCTCCGGCCGCAAGCTGGCCCACCTCTGCTGTAGCTTTGAGGACATAAGCCGGTAGTTTTTCGGTGGCGTGTTCGTTCATCGGTACACAAGGTAAACAATGCAGCTGCGCCAGGGTGCCATCGATTAAGGTTGAATCCTCGGTCAGATCAGTGAGCAAAAGCATTTCGGCAACGGTCAACTGGTGCGGCTGTTCAGGGTTCAGCTTGTTGCGAAGTGTCTGCACGTTCATACCGGCAGAGTGCGCCAGCTCTTTCATGTTGTGTGACAGAGCAAACCGGCGGCAGGCTTCGTCTAAGTGTTTATGTGTGGAAACGCGAAAATCAAACATGTTCAATCCTTAGTGCAACTTAAATAATCAAGTTACTAAGCAGCAACATAGCGACAATTAACGCCTTGCGCTAAAAGACGAGCGCGAAAGGCAACCATGTTGATTCGTGCAGCACTACCCGGCTTTTTCCTCGGCATAACAAGCAGATCACCGTCTTCAACCATCTGCTTTACGGTGCGAAGGCTGTAGCCATAAGCCTGGGCGAACTGTTCATAAGTCATCAGATCGGGGCCGCTGGGGATTGTAATTTGAGGTGTCATAGTGGATTATCTCCGGTTGTTGTTATTCTGGTGCATTGGCGTGCATTTGTGAACTTACAAGCAGGATATTAGTGTTCAATTGATCTGTTGTAAACAGATCAATTGACCGTAAAGGGGTTGTTATGAGCGTAGCGTTTGAAAACGTTAGGGAAATTCTCTCAAGAATACTAAGTTCCTACGGTGTTAAAACTCAGCAGGCATATGCAGAACTTAAGAACATGCCTGTTGGAACAATCCATAACTGGATCAAACGCGGCCGTATTCCAGGCGATTACATAGTTACGTGCACACTTGATACTGGGGCTGATGTCAATTGGTTAGTGAACGGGGAACTTGCAAATGTAGAATTGACGCCATCTGCAAGCTATCCAATCAAAGGCCAAAGACTCTTAGATACCATGCAGGCATCAGGTGGGAAGGTAATTCTTTCAAGATTAATGGATGCTTACGGCTTTACGATGCAAAAACAGCTCGGTGAACATTTAGGCATACCATCAGGAACGATGAGCGCCTGGCTGAGAAGAGATCACTTTCCCGGAGAGGTTGTCATTGCCTGCGCGTTGGACACGGGGGCTTCGCTTTACTGGCTGGCTACTGGCAATGGTTCAAAACATGATATTAGCCCATCTAATATTAATGAAAGCGAGTTAGTCATTACGATTGTAAAGCATCAACTTTCAGGCGGGCAGCTAATTGAGCAAGGTCAAATTTACTTTGATAAATCATTATTGGTTAAAGAAATTATCAATCCTCTGGTAGTTGAAAAAGGTGCCATGATTTTTGTTCTAGATGCTGGTAGCGAGAAGATAAGTAATGGTTCGTGGCTAATTGATATTGATGGGGTCACAGATATTTATGAGGTTATAAGGCTTCCGGGCAATAAAATTAAATTATCGAATGACAATGCTTCATTTGAATGTGCTGTTAGCGACGTTAAACCTTTGGGTTTCAATGTCTTAACTGTTAAGAAAACGATGTGATAGATTATAAAAAATAGCGCCGATTACTAATTTAATTATGACTCTGAAAAAGCTAAGTAATGGAAAATGGCAAACTGATTTCCTTCTCAACGGGCGAGGAAGTCGCCGTGTTCGTAAATATTTTGACACGAAAGGTGAAGCTGTCGCTTTTGAGGATTATCTACGAAAAGAGGCAGAGGACAAGCCCTGGATAAAAGAAAAACAGGATCGCAGAAGGTTAAGCGATCTAATAGATTTGTGGTTTTCATTACACGGCCAATCATTGAAAGCTGTTAAGTCAAGGAAGGCTAAACTTGATATTGTGTGTAATGGTCTCGGAAATCCTGTAGCTGCTGAACTTAAACAGAAAGATTGGGCGCACTATCGAGATCAGCGTTTAAAAGGTTTAATTTCTAACGGATATCACGAAGATAAATCAAAGTGGGTTGTAAAGCCAATAACAGTTAACAGGGAGCAGCATTACCTGTCTGCGGTCTTTAACGAGCTAAAAAGACTCGGTGAGTGGAAATTACCTAATCCACTTGATGGGGTGAGAATATACCGTGTTGATGAGAAAGAAATGTCATGGCTTACATCCGCACAGATCAAAGAACTTCTGTCATGCGCTGAGCTATTCGGACGTGATGATTTAACCATGATATGTAAAATATGCCTTGCTACGGGCGCTAGATGGAGTGAAGCGGAGTCGTTAAGCCGTTCCCAAGTTTCCCCCAACAAAATATCATTCTTTAAAACTAAGGGGGGTAAAAACAGAAGCGTGCCTATCCCTAAGTGGCTTTATAATGAGTTGAGAGAAAAGCAAGGTATAATGTTTAAGCCCTGTTATCAGTACTTTAAAAAGATGCTCGCAACAACAAGCATTCAACTTGTTGAGGGTCAAAAGACACACGTTTTAAGGCACACTTTTGCAAGTCATTTCATGATGAATGGCGGCAATATTTTGGTTCTGCAGCGGATTTTAGGACACGCGAATATTAGAGAAACAATGAAATATGCGCACTTCGCTCCAGAACACCTCGAAGAGGCTATAACTTTAAATCCTCTTGCTGGCTTAGTGACAACAAATTGACAACACAGCATGTTTTAGGCTGCACTTTACTGCACCAAAATTGCCTTTAAACTATTGATAAATAATAAAATCCCTTATTTATCAATGCCCCCTCAAGAAAGCGTCTTAACTAAGGTATCGCTAACGCGACATCTAAAAGTTAATAGCAAACAAGGGGTTGGCAATGTGCCAGCCCCTTTTTTATGCCAGTGCCTACAAAATGCCTACGCCGAATGTTTGCCGTCATCTGCAGGCAAAGTGTGCCAGACCAAAGCGCTGTCTCACATAAAGGAAAACCTGTCGGAACAGAACAGGTATCTTTGCGATGCTGTGCATGCCAACCACCGGGATGCTGCGTAACGCAATCTGCTCGTCATCGGACACAACCGATTATTCTCTTATTCAATCTCATTGCCCTAAGGACAGGTTTTGAAAGACGTCGTTTTTTTAGTTTCCGGCTTTATGTTTTCGCTCGCCTCATTCTATTCAGCCCGATATGCACTGGAAGGCAACAAGCATAAGTGGCTTTGCCGCTGCCTGACCGCAGTCTGGGTAAGCATGGGATTCGTGTTGTTTCCCCTTTTTCTTGCGCTGGGGTTGTATGGTCCGGCCCTTATCTTTGTGGCGGCTAACGTGATCCTTGTTTGGGCAGGCCGCGAACACAAAAAAGAACTGGCATGTAAGAACAAAACGTCCACGGCGGTGACGGCGCATGTGCCCCTGGTCGAGGTTGATATGCCCTGGCTGAGTCTAAAAGAGATCGGCTTCAGCTATTTTGACTACGAGGGTAAGGTGGCTTACCGGCGCGTGGATGTGGAGTCCTGCGATGGGATGTTTATCAAAGGCTATTGTCATTTCCACAGAGAGATGCGCGCATTCGAACTGGTACGGATCGAATCCGGCATTATCATTCTGCGTAATACCGGGAAAACCATGGACGTTAACAGCTGGCTTGTCGCTTATGTTGAGGCCTACGACCGCTGAGTACGATCTCATGCCTTTTCATGAGGGGCGCTGGAAATGATAGATCGCCGCGTTGACCGGCCCGCTGTCTAAAACAATTAAACCATAACGGTAATCGATAAAGCGCCCGCCACTCTTTTCCGCTACACGTCTGCTGGCGAAGTTATTCTCCACCGCCAGCAGTTCTATTGTCTGTACATCCGGGCGCGCAAAGCCAAATTCCAGTAACAGCTTTACCGCTTGCGTGGCAACGCCCTGACATTGCGCGTCACTGCGAACCCAGTACCCCAAAGCGCAAAACTCTCCCGGTTTTTTAGCAAAGCGAAAGCCTGCACTACCTAACAGGCGGTTCTGGGCATCCACGATGGCAAATTCTTCCGCTTCTTTAAGTGCGCGTTGTAAGTGTGTAAAGCGAATCCAGCTTTCGGCTTCATCCGGCTGATAATCCGGATGCGCCCAACTCATCCAGGGCAATAACGTATCCAAAGAGTCATTAACGGCTACGGTGAAGGCCTCAATATCGCTTAGATCAAAAGGACGCAGGCGAATGGCTGCAGTGGTCTGGGGCAT